ATTGAGCTTCTTGTTGCCTTGTTGTAGAGCAACATCACGCATCTCTGAAAGTGCTGCTTCGTCTACTTTGGGTTTGCCAGTTTCAGTCAGCTTTGTAAAGCGTGCATTACTAAAGTTCTGTAGAACCCAGGCAATATGTTGACGGCTAGTTGGGTTGAAATCAAGCAGCTTAGTAATAGGTGCACCAGCGATGTAGCCCTTAGTCTTGTTGGCACGCTTAGGTGTATACACCTTGCCGGGTACATAGATAAAGCGTTTAGTCAGCTGAGCTTGGATGTCTTCAGTCTCTTGCCCCAGTTGTTTACGAACACGCTCGGCAGCAGACAAATCAAATCGGAAGCCACTGGCTTCTTGTTCGGACATGATTTCTGCCATACGCATCTCAAGCGTCACATAATCAGGAATTAGCATCGATAACCTCGTAGTCAGGGAATAGGCGTCTCAGTTCGCCAGAGAAGCGAGCATGAGCAGTAGATGGATTGAGTAGACGAGTAATAGTTACTGTCATTTTTTTGTGGCTCCACTTAAGTAAGCCGTCGTAGGTTTTATATCTTTTTCTTTTATTAGGGGTGGTCATTCATTCTTCGTTGTAGTAGTGCATATAGTTTTAGTGTTACTTCTGTATCTTGGATGCAGTAATCAAGCATCTCAGGTGTATAAGTAGACCAGTCGTTCTTAGGACTTTTACCGTAGTCACCTTTGAAGCACTTTAGTCGATAACCCCATGCTTCAAGGGAGTGCCGTCCGTACAATCTTTGCGGCATGCCGGTGGGTCTACGTTCAAAATCCCTATCAGCAATATGAGGATAGTAGAGACGACTAAGTACAAGCGTATCGAGACATTCTCCGGTTGGTTTAAAGTCTGGATACTTTTCTTTAATAAGCGGGATATCATAGCCAATAATGTTATGTCCGATAAGTAAGTCAGCTTGCTCTAGCTGATGGATGCCTTGAATGATTGCTCGTTCAGGCTTGTGATCAAAGATATAAGTATTGCCATCGTTGCCGTCACGAACAACAATGCAATGAATAGTGGAACCTTGGCGTAGTAAGCCAGTTGATTCAATATCAAAAAGTAGTTGAGTCTTCATTTTTAGTTTCTGCTGCGTCGGCTGGGTCGTATTCGTCTTGAGCAAAGGGGTTTGCTTCTGGGAAGAGTGTTGCGTCAAAGTTGCGGTCATGTGTGTTGGTAGTGAAACGTGGGTCGTCATCTAAAAAGATTGGTTCAATAGCAACCGAAAGTTCACGGGCAAGCCGTGCTGTTCGTCTGTATTCGTCTTTGTAATATGGCTCCCACTCGTGTGCTAAAACTACAATTTTACGGATGCCCATAAGATGTAGTTGAAATATAGATGTAGCGAACGGATATCGTGTTGTATAAACAACGCATCCAATAGTAGGTGCTCCTGCTTTAGCAGCTGAAGCGATTGCATATGAAACACAATCAACTTCAATCTTGCTGTCTGTATAAAGGCTTCTGCCGTCACAGATTATTTCACGGTCACGGACAATCACACAGCCACCAGGAGCTTTTGGGTGTGTGGAAGCAGCAGCAATTGCTTTAGCTACTTCAAGGAAATACCTATCTTTGTTTTTGATAAAAGTTGGATCACCTTTGGGACTTATCATGCCACATATTGCTTGTTATGTATCTATATTAGGTAGTGAACAAAGCTATTGTGAGTAACAATAATGGATAGATTTTCAGAGTTTTCAGAAGATAATTTCGATAATTATAAAATCAATAACATGCATAAAGAAAGCATGAAAGAGGATGGCGTTAAAGGTGCGTATGGCGAAGACATGGTGAATAACCCTAGCCATTACACACAGGGCCGGGTCGAAGTTATTGATATCATCGAGGATGCTGTTAGAGAAGCGCCTAATCCTATGGCAGGCTTTCTACAAGCACAGGTTCTAAAGTACGTCCTAAGGTTATGGCTTAAGATCGATGCTTTAGAAGATGCGCAGAAAGCAAGGTGGTATCTGGACAAACTGATTAGCTCTCTTGAGTAGTATCAGCAACGTCTGAAATAAAGATGAGTATCACGTAGCTCTAAACTCTCATGCGGAAGTATGTGTGCAGAGAGCTTCGTATGAATTTTCTCTATATCATGCACGTTGTGCTTGAAACATACAGCTATACCCTCAGCGAGTTCAGGTATACCAGGGACATACCAAGCTACTGGGCGCAGGAAGTTCCATAATTCCATGTCATGTGACACCCAACTGTTCAGTTCCTCAAGGCGCTGAGCAGTTTTTACTATGTGCTGCTCGTGCGCTTCAGTTAAAGGAATGTTTGGATCATTCGCATAAAGCAATGCATGCTTCCACATTAAGGTGCCATCTTTGTGAATCAATCGGCAAGGGTGTACTTTGCTACCTGAAGGTAAGTTATAAAAGTACTTAGATGAGATATGCTTACTCATTAGATATTCCCTCTGTTTTCTTCGTAGTATTCAAGGTCTTTAGCCCAGCTGTCGCCTGCATATTCATTGTAGATAACACGGCCAACATCTCGAAAAGTGTCATAGAAAAGTGACACTTTATCAATGTCAGTGAGTGCTTGATCAATAGGTGGACCGTACATCAGAACATTCCAAGTTGAAGGAGATACTGCTTCAAAGCCTGTAGCAGTAGCCCGTAGCTGCTTAACTCGTTTAAAAGGAATGCATACAGGATAATCCCAGATAACTGGGGCTGCTCTTATAAGCTCGGAGGCACTACAGAAAAATACAAAGCTTTTGATATAGCCATTGCGATATTCATTAATAGTTTTGTTTAACCAGATACGACAATCACGGACAGCGCCTTTGGGTGATACCCAGACATTGCCGTGCCAATGTTCTTGTAACGGGTTGACTTCAATAGTAGGAACAGAAGTTGCATTAACAAGCACTTGCTGCACAGGGTCAGAAGTGGGATCAAAATCGATGCCACCCATAACATTGCGAGCTCGTTCAATAAGCTGAGGCGTGGGATATAAAGGTAACTTTAATCCTTTGGCATCAAGCTTATCCGCTAAATTCTTCTGTGAGCGCTCTAAGGCTTTCTTGGCTCCTACCTGCTTCGACTGCAAATGTTCTTGTTCCAGCATCACTGATCAGTGTAATTAGTACGTTTTTAGACCAGTCATTTTCATCAATCTCATCCATTAACTTACGTAGGAATTCCACAACATCTGCATCTTCTTCCCGCTCACCAGTTCGAATGTCGAACTCAATAGCGCTACCAGACATATATGTAGTTGAATCATTAAGTAAATTAATGACGAGGGCACCAGCACCATGCTGCTCAACACCCTTGATTGCAATATCAATTAAATCAGACAAGATAAGCTCAGCAGTTGCAGATAGGAACTTTTGTTCTTGGTCTTTTTCTGGTCCGAATTTATCGGAACCAATTAGCTGCTTGATTAGATCGTTTCTTCTAGACATTTGAAAATGACAATAGTATAAGGTTAAGTAATTTAATAGTCATCTGTGGCATTTTCCTCATTATCAGTAGGCTTATCTAGTGATTTAGGATTAGGAATAGTACGTTGGTGTGGATGACGGCCCAACAACATATCTTCGATGACTGCTTCAAACTTATCTGAGAAATCAGTAGAAGGATCAAACGTCATATCAGCACGTTCATCAATAGCGACATCACTCAATAATTTTTGCTGCTCTTCTAAAGCAAGCTCAACTTGGTATTCACCTATTTGTTGACGGAGTGTGTGCAGTTGACAAGCAAGTTCAAAGCTTTCTAAGTAGCTCTCTTGATCTACAAATACTCCAATGTTTTGAGGTATGAGGTGAAAAGGATTGCAGCAATACTTATTTCCGCATGTGCTTTTAACACCTGTGTATCCAAGGTCACCCCAAGAGAACCACATAGCAACTCGTTGAGGATGATGCTGCGTGCTAGAGCTGATGCCGTGCCGTCTCCAAGGAAACTGGGGAGTTTCAGAGTGCTTGGCTCGGTAGCCTTGCCAATCCCAGCAGTCATCAGGTGCAGTGATATTAACTTGAGACCAGAACTTCAAGGCTCGTTTGCGTTCACGCTTAAGTAGTCGCTCAATGTCAAATGACATACGACCTTCACGAGCAGCAGCTACGCATCTGACACAAGCTTGATGGCTATCAAAGCGCATTGACTTATCACTAAATCGTCCTAAAGAGTGACCTGTATAAATACAAAGCTCACCCTCTTCAGCAGTATTAGACAACTGTAAGTTGCGTCTACCGTAGGTATGCCCTCCTACTTTTTTACTGGGCTGAGCTTCTTTCATCAAAGTTCTCCTGGAATGCGTTCGTGTGTGCCGCCATGTGCGGGAAACTGCTCTTCAGTAGGTAGAAGATCTAGCTGCGTATTTATCATGTATTCATAGCGAGTGCTATTCTCATACTTAATACGAACTAGCTTTGTAGTTGGTGTGTAATATTCTGGTCTACCAACAACTAAAGCATTCATTTTATTTGTAACCACTTGGACACGATGGCCAAGTTTAATATCTTTTGCAAGCATTATGTAATATGTTTTGTAGTTAAAGTGTAGTGAACTTGTCTTATAAATGTGAGCTAAGGTTCATCATCTGATGATTCAAGTAACTCATATTTGCTGTAATCGTATGGCTTAGTGCCATCATCAGAGCAGCCAAACATGAGATTACTTGCTTCTTCAAAGCCATCAGCTTCGACAGTAACTTCGTCACTGTCTTCGTAATTAATAAAAGTCCAATACATATTAGAAATCATTCAAGATGTGATCCTCAGTTAAAGGATCATTTTCTGGTCTACGCCAGATCCGTACTGACTTTGATTTGCCAGTAACAGTATCTTTACGGCTAGTAACTAGACGCCGCCAACCCATAGATTGCAATACATCAGCAACACGTCTGCCTTCACGCCTGCTTTGATTACGAGGATCAAGTTCAAGCGCAGCAGATAGTACTTCAGCTGCAGTAACTTCTTCACGGATAGCTACATAACCAGCGATCTTATCCATCCAAGGATCGGGATCACCGAATTCTTGAATGTATTCAGAGATAGCTGCGATCTCACCGCTGTTGAATTCATAACCCTCACCGCCACGATAAGCAGCAACGGCTGCAGCCCATAGGCTGTCACGTTCTTCAATCAGTTGTTTCCAGGGAACTTGGAAGGCAGAGCCTATTTCCAGAGGAACGAAGCGGCGGTTACCAGTACTATCGACAAGAAACTGGTTCCTATTAGTAGTACCGATGAGTACAAAACGTCTGGGGAGCTTGCTAGGTAGTTGAGCATAAGGAAAACGAACTTCGTCTACACGAGTAGTTATAAGGTTTTTAAAGTTTTCAATGTTTCGAATATTGAAATAGTTATCAATCTCAGGTAGCTCAAGGAGCCACGCTACATGTAGTCTATAAGTTTCTTTCATCAACGTCTCTAGTGGTGTGGTGATTTCAGAAAATAAATCTGTAGGCACAAGGCTGCGTGCAAACATCGACTTACCTACACCCTGAGCACCAACAAGAATTGGTAGCCAAGACATAGAGCAGCCAGGGTTATAAGCACGAGCAACAGCGCCAATCATCATGCGTTGCATAGCAAGTGTGGCGATCTGGTGC